CGCCGTCTGCATCAATAATCAATCGTCCCGCGCGTACTGTTCCGGTTTCCAGAGCTCTGATTGGAATATCACCAGCACCAGTAGCCGTTACAGCATAATTGACAACCGATTTAGGAATACCGTTCTCATTAGTAGAGCCACCTTTTACAAATGGCACCATCAAAAGGCTAATGGAATCCCTTGCAAGAATAGTCCCTGCCAAAACTGTAGCTGCACCAGCAAAGGTCAACTCTTCATCTTTGAATCTTGCGCCATCGCTTTGAACTACACCAACATCATTGTTAGTGATAAGAGGATTACTAGACATTCTGCACCGCCTTAGAAGTGGGAACACCTCTCTTCTTAGCTACTAGATCAGCAGCTTGCTCTTCAACTGTATCTTCACCAGTTTGAGCTTCAGTTACGCCATCAGCACCACTAGCAGCCTGATCGTCCTCTTGACGGTCATTAATATCTTTAGCATTAACAGCAGCCATCATGTATTTAGACATTAAAGTCTGTGTCATACCTGAACCATTTGCAATTGCTTCATGAGCAATCGTAAAATCACCTGAAGGCTTTCCCATTTCCAAGTGCGCGTTAACGCGGTCTTTTTCTTGGGCAACGCCTTGTTTTTCGCCTTCTGCCACCGCTTCCTTATAGACTGCGGGGTGTTCGGCTTTGAACTCTTTCAAATCCATTTTGTTTGTCTCCAATTTGCCCCCGTCCTGGACGACGGCTTTAACATTAATGGTATTAGAATCTGATAAAACAGAGTCTATCATACCACGTTTTAACGCTTCTCTGGCCAGCAATACGGCTCCCTGACCGTAATTAGCATTTACATTTTCTACAGATGTAGCACGTCCAGCAGCAATAGCTTCTACAAAAATCTGGTGAAAAGCGTCTAATTCTTCTCTTACAATAGCTTTACCTTTTTCAGTAGTTACATCAGGTCGCTTTTTAGGGGCTTTTGTGCTAGCTATTTCCACAATATCTTCACTTACTCTATATGTTTTTGCGATACCAATACTACCTAACATAACAGCGTGATTTGTAACAATAATCTGTTCTGCTTGAGAGGCAATAGCATAAGCCGCCGATGCAGCCACATTACTAACTACTGCCTTAATAGGTTTATTTGCTGCTTGAATTACTGCTAGAGTGTCAAATAAACCATCAATTATACCACCTGGGCTATCTATATGTAATTCAATTCTTTCAATATTTTCGTCAACATCAGCTTCCGCAATTGCTCCTGATATTTCGCTATAAGTTGTATTATCTAGATCAAGTAACCAGGCAAGAAATGATTTTTTGACTGTCAATAGACCTTTTACATCTATCTGAGCAACTCCACCACCTGGTTTATTATCTAACCCTTCTACAGCACTTGTATCTGATAATTTAGCTTCAAATTGTGAACGCAATTCTGTATTTGCATAAGCTTCACTTTTTTGGGCTGCTTCTACTCTCTTTTCTGTTAGCTTATTAAGTAACCACATATATTAACTCCTAAGGGATTGTCACTTCTGAATAAAGAATTGCCGCCCTGGCTAAAAAATCAGCACTGGCAGCGGTAGCTTCTACAGTTAAAATTAGCTTGGTTCTTGGTGGTGCAATTTCTGGATATCTATTAAAAAAAGATAATGAAGTATTACCTTCTTTTTGAAGCTGAGAGGCAAATTGACAAATTCTATGATTTGCCCCTGGTGGTGTGCTCTTCACTCTGATAGTACCACCTACATCAACACCAACCGCTTTTTGCATACTTATAATTAATTCAGAAACAAAAGCTTCTTTATTAGAGGGAACTACATGGACACCCATAAAGGTTCTGTTAAAACCTATTTCGATCTGTGCGTATATGGTAGCCGCTCCAACTTTTTTTATTGTTAAAACAGCAGATAATCCTTCAGGTCCATTATTGGTAACTCTATTAATTGCAGACCAGATACCTATAGCTAAGGTTCCATCTATACTTACACGTGTTTCTTCCTTCTCTTTTCCATCTGCATCTAAACCTTTGATAAGTATATTTCTACCCGCTTCGGTAGCAACCATTTCCATTTCTTCGCCGCTGCTATCTGGAAAAACGTAATCATCTGCAAATTGGACCATATCTCTTTCTGTGTCCGAAGTAGGATTATTTTTTATGGCAGTCATATTAAACCTGCTTAATCCAGTAATTACCCCTTTAGAGACAGCAAAGCCGAATTCTTGATCAGCGGAAAAAATTTCATGCGTCATTTTTTAAATCTCCAGTTGGTGCAGCTAACACCTGATCAACTGTTAGACCAAATTCCTTAAAGAATTCCATTAAATCTCTAGCTGCATCAACTTTTAAAGCATTCTCTTGCTTGATCCTCTTAATATTAGATGAAAATTTTGTTCCCGTCAATTCACGGCTTACACGTCCGTTACTAGTCCAGCCTTTATCAACCAGAATAGTTGCACCTTTTGCTTGTTTTAACATATCATTGGCAAGCTTAACCGAACCATACCATTGTACTTGTATCCAGGCTCCAAACTCGTCTAATTTTTGTGGATTTCTCCATACATCAAGTAAACCTTTTGATTTTATTTTATCTGATAATACTTGACTAATTAACCAATCAATATATATGGGAGTGCAAAAAGTTTCTCCCCATTCCGACCAAACTTTATTGATATACATTTTGAATTCATTAATCGCGGCCTGGCTGGCACTATAATTATTAGAAAAAGCAAGACGTAAAACTTCCGGGGGGATTTCATTAGCCCAAGCTACAGCCTGAATAATTGCTTCTTCAAAAACTCCAAATTTCTCATCTGTTCCCTGATTATGAAATCCTACTGGTTCCTCTCCAACTTGTAATTCTTCAAATACTAATCCGGGGATATGTTTTGATACTTGTAAATCGCGTGTTGTACCATCACCATCTGTAACGGTAGCCGTTTCTTTTTTAGTTGCTGAATTTTTCCAAGGAAGTGTAGATCCCTTGTCTACACTCTTTTTGATGAATAAAGCTACAATAGCATTAAGCACAGCTTTACGTTGAACTGAATCCCTGTACCTATCAACTTCTTTTAATGATTGTAATACCAGAGCTAGAAGGGGTTGCCCTCTGACATCATCCAATCGCTTATCAGTTCCATAAACTAACCAGGCAAGGCGCCGTTTAGACTTTTCACCAAATGCCGGAATTCTCTTGAAAGTACCATCATCCTGTTTTATCCAAAAAGCAACATGGCGCCAAATTTTATCAACTTCTACACCATGTATGATTTTATGATCTTTTTTCAAATTTGTTCTTTTTTCCAGTAAGGGGGTCAAAACCTTATTACCAGAAATAAGCTGTACAACAGGTGATTTTGTAACTTGTGATTGCCTGAGTATTACTAATACATCGCCATCAACAAGAGCCGTTGAACGGGCTGCACGTTGTAAAGCTCCAAAAGTATTTAGTCTTTTGTAATCACACAATTTAGGTTCTTTACTCCAAATTGCAAACCTGCTTTCTACTTCTACAGTCCAGTCATTTAAACTACCCTCTTCCAAACCTAATACATTTTCATCTGGTTCAGCTTCCAGAGTTAAACCAGTATTGATTTCATTAGTTACCAACCTTCTGATAATTCCCCTGGCATAGAGGTTTTTTGTAAATAGTTCTGCGGAGCGGGTTCTTAATGTCCAATAATCTATTATTTGTTCTGATGTAGGTCCAAAACCACCATAGAATTTATCACCATCATAGACGGTAGGAGCTACCATTTGCCCGCTCGCTTGGGCTAAATCATTGATAGATATAACAGGTGTCTTTGATTTTCTGCCAATTTGTAAACCAAATATCTTCAAAATCCCGGCCTCGAAATTGATGAAGCACCAGTTAAGCGAGCTTCCAGAGTTGCTAAAGTATTATAAAGTGAATCCACAACTGTATTTAGGTCTTTGACATCAAATCTATTTACAGTTGATATGCTTTGACCTGTGTCAAGTTTATATATTTGAATACCAGCCGTTGCAGCTGCTAATGATGCAGTTTGATGCGCAACAATTAGAGCTTTTGTGGCTGTTATTTGCTCCTGGATGAAAGTGTTATCCAAAAT